GTTGATGTAAGGTCATCCTGCTGAACAGGTCTATCACCTCGCCAGCGTCAGCCACAGGTCGGTAAGACTGTGGTATCTGAGTCGGCTTCTTCTTGAATATGTTTTTCAATGGCGATCCCTATTGAACAGCTCTTCGTGTCGGTCTTCGATCATTAGCTGCAACTGACTAATCAACGTGCGGCGCTCTCTAGCGCATATCTCACGCAGCATCTCGTATGTCTCTATGTCGATAGCCAACGACTTTCTGCGTCGATCTACGGCTACTGGTTCTTCGATTTCCATGACAGTTCTCTAATTGATATTGAGCAATTGTATAGGATTGTATATCATTGCACAAATGTATGAAGTCAAAAATTATATGCTGTCCATGCAGTCGCATTGGATGGTGAATCAGCCCCTGTACAAAGCCGTGCAGGAAACAGTGCCAATGATTGCGGACTTTCGCGCCAAGAATGGACGTGAGAGTTTGCCTAAAACGCCTGCCTCTCAGCTCTGCAAGAAGATATTCCCAGACGTGTACAAGGTGCCTTTGTTCCGCAGGCAGTTCTGCAAGATGTTGGTCGAAGAGATCAAGCAGATGGAGAAGGAGATACCCTTCGAGCCAAACGAAGAGGAGGACGAGCTTAGGCAGATACCTGAGATTGTCTTGAAAGAACATGCGCCTGAGCTGTACCGCAACATGTGGTTTGTGGTGCAGAACGTCTTGAACCCCATCTTTAATGTCCTATACCACAGGGACTGCCGTGACGTGGCCTCAATCCAGATCGCCAACTACAACCCAAAAGAAAAGCAGAAGGGCGCGTGGCACCACGACGAGAGCGCAGACATCAGCGTGGTGGTGCCGCTGAACACAGACGATTACAAGGGAGGCGGCACAGAGTTTCACAGTCACGGGGTTCTGAACCCGCTACCCAACGGACACGCCCTGATCTTTCCTTCGTTTACCAACTTGCACCGTGGCCTAGCGGTAGACAGTGGTGACCGCTATTTGCTGGTTTTCTGGCTCTACGACAAGAAAAAGCTGATCGAGAACTACAATAATCTAGTTTAATTTGCACTTTTTTGCGCTTATTTGTAAATAAATGTGTACAACGACACGGTAATCAGTATAATAGGTGCCATCAACAACGGAGAAGATGGATGACCTTACTTAAAAAACTTACCGCAGCCTTTGCCGAAGCAGATGCCAAGAGCATCGCTGGGATTCCAGAAGAAGTGCAGGCGAACCGCGAGTGGTTCAGAAAAGTTTACGCAAAGCTGCGCGAAGAGTTCCCAATCAAAGGCGCAAACTACAATCGGTTCTACTCGGAACTGAATCGCATAGCTTCAAAGCAGACTCAGGAAGACAATAATTGGAACTTCGATGATCACGTCGAGCGCGAGATCAAGCGAACCAAGCGCACTCACGCAAACCGCAACAAGCGAATCGCGCAAAAATTCGAGAAGGCTGGAATCGCAGACATCGACTCAGACGATCTGGTTGTGATCTACGGCGAAGATTTTTGCGGTGAGTGGGTCATCGACGGACACCGCGTCAAACTCGACGTTATCTGGGCAGGTGGATACAACATCCAATGCTATCACTGCCGAGTGCTTTGCAGCGTCAAGAAAATCAAGGAGGCCGCGTAAGCGGCCCATAGGGAGAACGTGATGATCAAACTTACTAAAAAAGCAGACGCATTCTGGGCTGGCAACGGTTTCGGTAACGAAGCTGCCGAGTGGGTAGTCAAAGGCGCAGAGGACATCGTTGTACGCAAAAGCGGAAGCGGATGGATCGCTACCGAGAACGGTGCTCGCATTGTAAGCGGACGAGGCACCAAGAAAGAGGTGATCGCAGAGCTTGAATGGAAACGACCAGAGCTTGCCGCGTAAGCGGCCCATAGGGAGAACGTGATGACAGATTCAGTTTTGACCTATCGAGATTGCTACGACCAGTGCAAATCCCTTGCCCTTGAAATCATCGAAGAGCACAAAGGCGAGTGCAATGAGATTGAAGACTTCATGGATAAGACATGGGAGTGGGTGGATCAGCATGAGTGGGTGATCTATTACTACCGCGCCCATCAGTTTCTCGCGGCTATTGATGGCAACTTACGGGCAGAAGCCGAAGATACTCTTCAGGACGTAGGCCCAACGCCAGAGTCTTACGACGATTACGCCAGTCAGCTCACATACTGGGCTATCACCATATGGGTGAGAGAATTTATCGAAGAGAGCCTTGAGGCGGCTACCGCCTAAACCTGCGCCGTAGCTCGACCCTGCAAGCATTCAGGGCTTCGAGCCACTGGTTAGATTGATCTTCCCCAGCATCTGGATACGCAACCATCAAGGTTGCGTAATTCATCAGCAGCTCCTGCACCTCGCTGATCTTTTCCTTGCCCTCCAGCTCAGTCTTGAGTTTGGACAGAAAGCTCACGGTCAACCCTTTTGTCTTTTCTGTTCTGCCATTCGGGCAGCGTACACAGTGAGCGGCTCACCAAACTTCTTCTCGAACCATTGTTCCCACGTCACCCTGCGGTGTGGCGGGTTGTTTGGCGTTGCGTGGTTTCTGCGCTTCCAGATTGATCGGGCAGCGTAATACTTGATGTCTTCAGCCCACTGCTTCTCTTGCGCCTGCTCTTCCTCAGTTAAGGTCGGTAAGGCCAAACTCTTTGATCCCCTCTTGGTTGTACGGCAGGTACAGGTCTTGCTCACGGCACTTGATACCGACAGCCATCGCCTGCTCGTTCTGAGCGTCGGCATAGGCTATGGCTTCATCCGATAGGGTGTAGACGCCAAACGGATATGGGTGAGCCTTTTCCTGCGCCAAGAAGTAAAACTTCTCAGTTGGCAGGCCAACGGCTCGACAGCCAGTCAGATAGTACGCAGCCTGCTGATGGTATCGGAACGTATTGATCGCGCTTCTAAATCCTTTGGGTGAAGCGTCACGGCAGGTCTTGAGATCCCAGATGTCAGTGCCAGTGTGCCAGTCGAGCTTGCCCTTGCACGGCTGACCATTCCAGACCCAACACAACGTCAGCTCGACGCGATGCTCTGGCTTTGGAATGAAGTCGGAAACAACCTCACGGCGCTCCATGCAGATGTCGTACATGTCCTGTTTGCAGGCAGTGCGATCACCCAAGTCTTCCAGCCATTCAGCATATTCAGACTTGCCAACCTTGGTGCGCTTATCAACCGCTGGCTCGATGGCGAACTCGTCAAAGAACTTGTGGTGCTCCAAGAACACGGTGTGTTGCACCCTGCCTTCGAGCAAAGCGGGGGAGTTGTTGAACACTTGGTTTTTCCAAGTGTATGGGCACTTAGCTATCGAGCTGAGATCGTGAGATCGCCACGCAGGGATCGAATCGTATGTGGGGTAGTCGAGGTCTTCGTAGATACCTACTTTGAAATCCATCTGTTTTCCTTATCAAGTGATGATGACCGTCAGGGCAAGCGAAAGCAGATTCATCGCTACTACAATGCCAACGCCAATGAATATGGCTACTTTTACGCTGTCTTTGTCCACGCCAGTCTCCGAATAGCCCCAGCCTTCGGGCACACGGACTGGGGAACGTGCAGGAAAGAGTATGTTAGCTCCTGCCCTAAAAAACCCCGCCTTCGGCTCAGTGGGCGGGGACACTGTTGGAGGGTCGTGATGGAACCCTTAGCCAAGCCCAAATCCTATCAGCAAACCGACACTAAATGCCCCTATCACGGCATACGAGGTGAAGGTTGGCAATCTGGCCGAATCGAACAATCTGCGAGGGATCATTTCGACTCCAAGCGTTTTATTTCAGCGTCGATGTAAAACTTGATCTTCTTCGCGTCACGCAGCTCATCAGAGTGTGATGACTCGCCATAGCGATACGCCGCTCTGAATATCTCACCAACCTGTGAGTTCATGTTTTTATGCGAGATCAGGTCTTGCAGCTCTTTGGCGCCTGCTGGCAGCTCGTAATAGGAAGCGGTGCTGCCGTCGGAAACAGACTTGGCGACTGCAACCTTCGGCTTAGCTACCCAGCTCTTGTTTTTCAGCTTCCAGATCCGCAACTGCTTTCCCGCATAGCTTTCGCTGACTGAGCACTCAACCGCCAAGACTTCTGGCTTGGTGAAGCCGTGCTCATCCAGATACTCTCTAACTAACGCGCCCTTGACCGCCTTACGGTTGTGTCTTCGTTTCGTCATCCCTGACCCCCTTAGAATGGTATATCGTCTTCAAATTCATCTTCGACTACTGGTGTTTCCGCCTTTGGCTCTTCCGCAACTGGCTCTGGCTTGTTACCGCCTTTGGCCATTGCTGCTTGCAGCTCGAAGCATGGATCGATCTTGTCTTTACCCGGCTCGTCGCACCCACCAATCTGCCACTGCATGAAGCGGGGTAGCTCCTCGAAGATGTCGCAGGCTTTCTTGCTGGCTTCATCGGACTCGCCAGTGAATTCTTTGCAGTAGTCCTCAAGGTCGAAAATGGTCTGGTCGTTCACGGTAGCGGCTTTCTTTGCACCGCCGTCCGCGCAGAACACGCCTACCACTTTGGCGTTACCGCCACTGGTTAAGCCGACATCAACCTTGCAGGTTGTGCCCAAGATTTTGGTGAGGTCGAACGACTTCAGCTCTTCTTCGGTGAACGATTTGTTGCGCCATGCCTGCAAGTGCTGACGTAGCTTGGCCCGTTCATTCAGGGACAGCGTGTATTGGCAGTTGATCGACATGGGTCGGTCATCGGCCATACGCAGCTCTGGCAGTTCCCAGAAGATAAATACGTTGTGACGCTTGTTCACTTCGCCTTGGTATTCGTTCATTGTGGTGCCAGCGTCAACCAGCTTGTAGCAAATTGCGTTGTGGGTTCCAGTTGGGACTTGCTCAAAGTCTCCACCGCCACCACCTGATGCTATGATTCCCATCGCGTTTTCCTTGTATAGTTGCAAAAAGGTGTACTATTATGCACATCTTGGAAAACGTGATGCAAGGAAAAAATACATGGGATTGAAAATAACCGATGGTAACAGCAAGGATTTCACTAGGCCGCTGAGCGGTGATATCCGCGCTGACTTCGAGGGATTCCTCGCGGCAAACGGGATGACGGTTGACCCGAAGAAGGGTTTGGTAGTTGGCGGAGACATTGGCAGAGCCTATATGGAGGTTGGCGGTAGGCAGAAGCTGGTCGGTTGGTATCAGGTCTGGCTCGATCAAGAGGTGCCGTTTGGCCGCTGTGGTGACCGCACGGTGAGCAATGACGAGCCGATAGCGTCATGGAAACCTGAGAACGCATCCAGCCACAAGATGACCGATGAGCAGCGGGAGCAGATTCGACTGCTGAGTGAGCAGGCAGCGAAAGACAGGGAAGAGCGGCAGGCTCAGGCAGCAAAGCGAGCGAGGGAGCTGTGGGACAGTTACTCAGAAGCCACGGATGACAATCCATATCTGAAGCGCAAGGGCGTGACCAACCACGGTTTACGGCAGGATGGCGACAGATTGGTCATACCCGTGCTCGACGCCAAGCTCAAGGTCGCTGGACTCCAGTATATTGATGACACTGGCGGCAAGAAGTTTTTGCAGGGCACGAAGAAGAAAGGTTCTTTCTTTGTCATCGACCCCGAATCAATGCGTCAGGCGCACACCATCAACTACGTCGAAGGTTATGCGACTGGGGCCAGTTACTTTGCCGATCTAGGCCAGCCAGTCGTGGTTTGTTTCGATGCCTTCAACCTATCTCCAGTCGCTGAGACGATCAGCGGCTACTTTCCACAGGCTAAGCACGTCTTTATCGCAGACTTCGATGACTCAAAGACAGGTGAGCAGGAAGCGATCAAAGCCGCGCAGGTAGTGCAGCGTATCGGCGCTCAGGCCGAGGTGCTGATGCCGCAGAGCAAAGGCGACTACAACGACCACGCCATCGAGGGTGAGTTGATGCCTGAGCTGAACAGCGTGGAGGTGCCAGTCGAATACGACTGGAACAAAACGGAGAAGGGACGGCTGCTGAACACCAAAGACAATGTGCGCGGTGTTCTGACGGTGAACCAGATCGATGTGCGCTACAACGTCATCAAAAAGAACATGGAAACGATCATACCGCACACCCAGTTCATCGCTGATATGAAGGATGAGAGTGCGCTGATTGAGATCGAGGATCGCTGTATACAGATCGGTGTGCCACACCAAAAGGTGCGTGATTACTTGAAGCTGTTGGCGCGGGAGTACAACCCAGTCAAAGAGTGGATGGAAAGTAGGCCGTGGGATAAGCGCAGCAGGCTTGCAGACTTCTTGGCAACCATTACCAGCAGCAACGAGCCGCTGAAAGAGATGCTGATGACGAAGTGGCTGGTTTCCTGCGTAGCAGCGGCGTGTGAGCCGAATGGCGTGGCGTTGGAAGGCATACTGGTGTTTCAAGGGGCGCAGGGGCTGGGCAAGACGTTGTGGTTCAAGCGGCTGGCCGACTACGACAAGGGTTGGCTGTTGGAAGGTGCGACATTGAACCCCAGTGACAAGGACAGCGTGAAGCAGGCGGTGAGCCATTGGATTGTGGAGCTGGGTGAGATCGAGAGCACGTTCAAGAAGAGCGACATCGATCAGCTCAAGGCGTTTGTCACGAAGAAGAGCGACGAGCTGCGCCTACCTTATGACCGCGCCAGCACAACCTACCAACGCCGCACGGCCTTCTACGCCTCCGTCAACGCCCGTGAGTTTTTGACCGATACCAGCGGCAACCGACGCTTCTGGGTGGTTCCTGTCACGGCGATCAACGCAAACCACGGGATCGACATGCAGCAGCTCTGGGCCGAGGTCAAAGAGACGCTCTACCCAAACACCGACTGGTACCTAAACCACGAGCAACGAGAGATGCTGCAAGACTCCAACGAATACTATCGCACCCAGTCTAGCGTCGAGGATTTGATCCTTGAGCACGTCCATTTCCAGAGCACACAGACCAAGCCAGTGCAGATGACAAAGCTGCTGAGAGACCTTGGAATCAGTCAGCCGAGGATGCCAGATATCAAAGATGCGAGCAGGGTACTCTCGGCCCACGGGCTAGAACCGCGCAAAAGTAACGGCAAGAAAGTGTACGACTTGGACTATACGAAGGTCGAAGTTGGCAACGCAGATAAGTTTAGTGGCGCGTGGTCGAAGGATTTCTAAGGGTACCCTGAGAGGTGCCCTGTGGGTGGTTGTTGTAAGTTATTGATTTGTATGTAGTTATTAACAGGGTAGGGTAGGGTACTACTATTTAATAATAATAATAATAATAGTATATAGCCTATATACAGTAAGAAACACGGGTATAAGTTTTTGAAAAAGTTTGAGGCGCTGTACCCTGACCCTAGTACCCTGTTCGGCAGAGGAGCGGGATGTGGAACGATTCGAGTATGACGATGACGCGAGTGATGAGCAGAACTTTATAGCGTGGTCACTGATGAATGCAGATGAACGCGACGGCGTAGGGCAAGCGCCTCTTCCGCAGGAAGAGGCGCGGGGGTTGTTTAACGAACTGAAGGAAAGTGGATGGCTGATGAGAAGCCGAGAAGAGGCAGACCAAGGAAAGAGCGAAAGCAACTGGTAGAGACGCCACAAGCTTTCGTTGCAGATGACGAGGCTGGCATTACAGACATGCAAGCGGCTTTCGTGTGGCACTACACGGAAGGCGCGTGTGGGCAGACAGAAGCTGCGCGGAGAGCGGGATTCTCGTTTCCTGCGAGCGCAGCGACCAAGATGCTCAACGGCAACGACTTCCCGAAGGTCACGCGAGCGGTTCGGGTGAAGCAGGATGAGCTGCGAGAGAAGTACGCAATCACGCCACAGAAGACTGGCTCGATGCTGTGGAAGATAGCTGAGACTTCATTCGAGACGGGAGCTTACAACGCTGCTGTCAGTGCAGTGAAGGAGCTGAACCAGCTCGCTGGCCTCACGATCCACCGCAGCCAGAACCTGAACATCAACGCTGACTTGCAGAAGATGACGAAGGAAGACATCAAGGGCAGGCTGAACGAGCTGCTCGGTGTAGAGAAGGAAGTCAGCGATAAAGATCACTAACCTCGTCGGCTTGGCAAATGGACAGAAAGAACTTCGTTCTTGCCCCGCCTCCCGCCCAGCCCCTAAAAATCTCGAAAAATGCCGATATTATGTTAAATTGGGGTGAAACCCTAATAAAATCAATGCGTTACGCGCCGCGCAAGCGGCGCTCTGGTTGCGCCAAGACTGCGTGGCTCTGAGCAGGGCCGATACGGGCTAGGTCATCGCCCACCCTCGACTGGTTTATCGCGCACCTGACGGCCCACAGCGCCGCATCAGGCGATCCCGTGCGCGGCAGTAGGAACCCTATAGGGTCGGAAAAAGCCTGAGAGATCGGCCTGTGGCGCGACCCCCGTACACCCCTATATGGCGAGCGCGGCGAGCGCGATAGCTATAGCAAGGTTTGGCGCACTCAGTATCCAAAAATTTGTATGGGGAAAGGTAGGTACCCTGCCCATCCGATTTTTGCGGGATGATCAAAAATCAAGGGGTGGATGAGCAGGGTTTGATCCGAAGATCAGGGCAAAGGTAACCCCCCAAAAATTTTATTTCTATTTTTTTTTCGCATAAACTCGCCCGATGGCAGATTCAAGAAACAAGGGTGCGACATTCGAGCGCGACATCGTGAAGCGCATCAATGCGTTTGCCGATCAACACGCCCTTGGCTTCACCTGCAAGCGTAACCTCGACCAGTATCAAACCGCTGACCTTTGCGACATCCAGATCCCGCGCCACTCGATTGAGTGCAAGGCGTATAAGTCTGGCTGGTGGTATGCACCCGCGTGGTGGGATCAGGTTTGTGCGGCTTGTGGCGACAACACGCCCATTTTGATATACAAGTTCAACAACAAAGCGATCAGGGTATGCCTGCCGCTCTACGCGATTAACGAAAATTTGCCGCGAGATAACTCTCGGACAGCGGTTATCACTCTCGATGAGTGGTTTGACCTGCTGAAAGAGAGCTTTGACGGCCAACGAGAGGCTGCGTAATGGCAGGCATGGACGATATCGACATATTCGACAACCCATTTCGTGACCCAGTGTACGAAGAGCTTGGTTTTACCTTCGATCCAGACCGAAACCAATACTTTGAGGTGATCGAAGACCCCGAATATGGCGCTATGCGCCGATATTATTCGCCTAGAGACCGCGAACCTGTGCCTGAGTTGAGTGATGCGCGTATGGCTTTTGACGAACAGCTTCAACGAGAGGACATGGCGCGTTATTTGGCTCAAATGGGCGCTCTGAAAGGTTTTGTTGGTGGCGTCTCCGATGCAGACATGAGGAGTTTTAACCGCTCGAAGTCTAAAAAAATGAAAAGCAAAAGAATGCAAGGCGATAAAAAGCTGAAGGCCATGAAGATGGCTCGCCTCATGAGTGAAATTGGCATAGACACTAACGCTAACAGCGGTGGTGGTGTGGGAAGCTTAGAAATGGACTTGTTCAGGCGCAGCCGATGAGCAGTTTTGACGATATCGACATATTTGGCGCTCCTCCGGTTACTGGCTCGACCCGTGATCGTGATTTAGATCGCCTTGAGCGCATGTTTCGTGGTCGATACATCGATCCGCTTGAGCAAAAAGCCAAAGACATGGTTAAAAATCAGGTTGTGCAGGCTCTGAGTGGCATCGAAGGCTTCACGGGAGCCGCGATAGCTCAAGTTGTTGCGCTTGCAGACTCCCCAGACCCGAATGACAAGCTGGTTTTCAACCAAATCGCGTCTCGTTTGAATTTGCCGATCAATATTCGGCGCATGGGCGACGATTATATGGCTTCAAAGCGGTTTGAGGGTGCCTTGGGCCGTAATTCTAGCGTCGATGTGTCCGCCTATCGGCCAGATGAGGGTGAAACCCAGTACGGTTTGAGTGCTCAGAAGCGTTTTCCTAACTTTTTGGGCAAAAATTCGTCTGCTGGCGTGTCAGCGCGGGTTTCAACGATGGGTGACCCTGAAATTGGGGCCAGATTCGAGAAAAGATTCGCTGACGGCGGTGAAGTTGACATCTTTGAAGCCGAAGCGCCGCGCAGGAGTCCAGACGCCTACCGCCGCGACGGTTCTCTAAAGTCTCAAACTGGTTTGATAGGGCCGATTATCAACAAGCACAGCGGCAAACCGATGACAGAGCTGTCTATTGGTGTTGAGATTGGTGGTCGAGAGGTCGAGATACCCTCTATGGTGCCGACTTTGACCAAAGAAGAGCGTATTTTGCTGCAAAATTTGCGTATTGGCGTTGATCCAATGCCTAAAAGCATTGTTATCAAGGCCAAGCGTCACGCTATGGAGCGAATTAAGGCTGGTTTGAATCCTTTTTTGCCTGCTGAGCCGCAAAATATGAACCTTGGCGGCTCTGTCAGCACGATGATGGGCAGAACGCCTGAGCCTGAGCTTCCCAAGCTTACTCCAGCCCAGCTTGCGAACATCGGAGGGGCTTTTGCAGACCCTCTGGGCATGGTTGACATCACGGGTGAGTACCCTGAGTTTCCCGCAGCGGGTGTTTCTACTGCTGAGATGGTCATGCAGGGGCCAAGATCGCCCAGTTTGATGGAAAATTTGCGCGAAGGTAACTATGGGTCAGCGGCGCTTCAGAGTGTGGGGGTAATTCCCGTCGTTGGTGGCGCTGCGAGGGCCATTCGAGGCGTTGCGAAGGGTGCAGACCGTCTTGCAAAGGCTCAAAAGGCTGGTTTTGACACCGATACGGTGTATTACCACGGTGCAGATGCCGATATTACTGGGTTTCGTATGCCAAGCCGTGAAACTGGTCAGACCAAGACGGTTGGCACGGGCGTTTTCATGTCATCTTCACCAGAGGTGGCGGGATCTTATGCAAAAGGCGAAAACGCAGTGCTTTATCCCGTATATGTGAAAAAATCTGAGTTTTTGAGGGTTCGCCCAGCCACAGCGGGTGAGCCTTGGAGCAAAATAACCACCAAAGGCTTGGTCGTAGAGTTCCCAGACGGCACGGTTAAGCCTGCAAGCGAAGTATTCGATCTTGAAACCAGCTCAACTTCTACAGACAACCTTGCTCGCATAGCGCGAGAAAAGGGACACAAGGGTCTAATCATTGAAAACGTGGTGGATGCATCTGTCGGATCATCTGGTTTGTACAGGCAAGAAGCCTTGTACCTAAAAAACAAGGGCTATGACGTAAACCCCGCAGCAAACAATCAGTCTCCAGCCGCCAGAGAAAAATATATGGAAGTTCCAGTGGAACTTCG